TTTAGTGTACAAAAAAAGGGGTAATAAAACCCCTTCTTTCTTTGTATATAGAGTAACGATTAAGTTCCTACAGTAATAGTTAATGCTGACTCATCAGTCAATCCGTCAAATGGGAATTTAGCCGTAGCAGCACCTGCACTTGCAGGTAACTGTATTAAAGCATTATTTTCATCTGCCGTCCATTCAATAGTATATCCTGTCAAATCCCCTTTAGCAGCACCTGTTATAACTGTTCCACCTGAAACAGTACAGCCATTGTCTATTCCTAGTAAATATACATTATCTAAAGAATCTTGTACAAATATCTGTGAACGACTATAAGCCATTAATCTTAACTCATTAGTCATATCGTGGTCAATCTTTTGCAGAGTAACAGATAATGTTTGATTAAAGAATGTCGTTCCGTTAGCATTATCAGAATTTATGTTCACAGTCATACTAGACAAATTAGGAACTAAGTCATATTTAAATACTTCTATTGCACTTCCTGATTGTGCTGACCAAGTAGCAAATCCTGCTGTAGTCATTTCAGTAGTGTTTATAGTAGCCACAGCACTTATATTATTGCTGTACGCTTTACATATATAAATCGCTTTCAATCCACCCACCGCGTCCTTGCAGTCAATTAAACGTCCTCTTGTTAAATCACAAGCCATAGTATTTTATTTATTAAAGGTTAATAAAAGGGGTATATTTCAACCCCTTTATAAATCAGTTATCTAGTTCTTTGCACAGTAACACTCAGATATTATACCAGCTTGGATACCTGCTGCATATCTCATAGTCATTCTAACATTGTCTGAACCATCAATAAGACTTCTATCAATAACACGTATATTAGTCATATCAGTCATAAGGTTAGTTCCAAATACTAGGTTAGATTTTTGAGCAGCTATAATTCTGTCATTCAACATACCTGGACAAGCAACCATTTGGTAACCCATATAGTTAAGAGGTTTTTCATTTACATAATACTCATTTAAATAACCATCAGATGCTAATTTTTGTTGATAAAGTAAAGCAACTTTAGGTGACACATAAATTGTAAAATCTTCTTTGTCCAAGATTGCAGGAGTTGTAGCCATAATACCACCTGCATCTGTAAATAACTCGTCTAAACAAGTTAATACATTTGCACCAGTTGTTGGTGCTACAGAAGTAGTTACGTTTGTACCACCGCCTGAAACTATAATTCCATTATTAGTTGCAAATCCTTCAAACTCTCCTGCTGCAGCATTGTTACCACCCCAAATAGTGTTTTCCATTTGCTGTGCTACCTGCTTTGCAACATAAGAAAGTAAAAATTCTTCGAATGTTGGTGGGATTCTATCATCAAACATTGAACCAGTAGCTGCTGCTTCCCAATCTTGTCTAAAATCAGCTTTACATAATTCAATATTTACCATAAATTCTTCAACAGTCAATACTCTTTCGTCAAGAGTAGTTGTTCCTGCCTCGTTCCAATCACAAGCACCATTTTGTATGATGTTTGCCTGTGTAACGTTTTTAAGGACTGCCTTATAAGGAATGTTCTCTTTAATTGTTATCCAATTATTGGCAAGAGTTTTACCTGACTTTAAAGCTGCTGCTAGATATGGTAAAGCTAACTCACCTGCATAAGTGGAAGTAATTGTTGGTTGAGCTGAAAAGAAATGTTTTTTCAGCTTAGGATTGATTTTTTCATAATCGTCCTGAAAGTTTCTTTGTTTCATAATTTAAATTCTTGTTAATTTATTACTAATCATAAATTCTGCTCTATCTGCTGTTGTCATATTTAGCAAATCTTTTTTTGATATTTTTGCAAAAACTTGTTTTCCATTAGCATTAGAGCTTAGGTGTGTACCTTCAGGATTATAATTAATACCTTCCGTAGCAGGTTCACCACTTAATTGAACAACTTTGCTTTTAAGTTCTTCAACCTCTGACATAAGTTCTCCGATAACATCTTCTGAACTCATTTCAGTTTTTGTTTCTTCAGAATTTTCCTCAGTTTCCTCAGAAACTTCCTCAGATAATTCTTCAGTTTCTTCTTCGGCTTTTTCACCAAAAACCGCTTTTTCTAGTTCGGCAACTCTATCTTTCATTTCTTCAAAAGTTTTTGCCCAATCAGTTTCTTCCGCTTCTGATTCTTCAGCCAATTCTTCTTCTTTTGATGCTTCAACTTCTTCATCTTCGACTACTTCTGTTTCGCCCAATTGTAAGATTTCAGATGCATCACCAATTACTAATTTATCACCACCTTCAAGATTATAAGTTCCTGCGGATAATGATGTTGCTTCACCGTCATCAGAAATGGCGAAGACCTTAGACCCAACAGCAAATTGCTCATCTTCTGTAGCAATTACTCTGCCGTCATCTAATTTTTTTTCAGCGTAGAATTTTACGCTATAAGATTGAGGTTCATTTTTCATTTTTAAGAGATTTAAAATTTTTTCAATAGTTCCCATAACATTAATAAATATAAAAGGGTTAAAAGTGTTTACTTCTTTATCGTTTGACTGTTCTATTTTTTATAGCTGCACAGACTTTAGCAGCTGTTTCTTTATTGCCATATTCCTTGATTTGGTCACGCATACAATCGTCCCAAGAATACTTTAGCATAGCTTTTCTTCTAGCAAAAGCAACATATTCTAGCATCTTGTATTTTTTCTTTCTTTTTTTTCTACCTGAATCTTCATATTCTTCCCTAACTGTAGCACTGGTATGGTCAGCACATGGCATAAATAATTTAATGCCATCAAGAGTATGGGCGTGTGAACCCGAACAACCTTTAAACATTTCAGCATATATTTCTGCTTCTTCTTTACTTCTGAATAAAGGCTCCCCATCTAAAGAGCTTACAGGTCTTAATTCATTTTCTAAGATTATGTTTTTAATTTTCCCCATCATTACTTCATCAGGACAATCATCGCACACTTCATCTAATATATCTACCTCTTTAGATGCCTCAATTAGCTTATCGGTGAAATACCCCTCAATACTAAATCCTCTTACTTCTTTATTCTTTATAGCTTCCCATATTTCAGGATTATTTTCTGCCGACACCTGCACAAACCACGTGCCGACTGGTAGATTATTGAATCCATACATATTGGATTTGTCATATTTCTTATCTTCCTTAATCCACGACTCTACGACAGTTAACCCCTGAACAGGCTCCTTGTGTTCAAGGGTATGATTATTGTTCCTTAAACTCGCCATAAATAGCTTCTGTGCTTGTTTTATAGTTTCTTTAGTAAAGAATACGTCATATTCTTCATTAGTGTCTTTATCTAAGCGAGGTATTTTCTTATCAGGGATTAAAATTGCACCTATTAACTGTTTCTTTTCTTCATCTACTTTTGCAAGTGATAAAAAGTCATTGTTAAAAAATACAAAGTTTTCTTCTATCGCAGGAAATTTAACAACGCTGATTGCGTCAACACCAAAATGGTCTGCGGTTTCATCTATGATAAGTTCTATTAGTTTTCTTATTTTACCCATAACATCTATAAATATAAAGTTCGTAATTTTGTTTACAATGTTGCTTGTGTGTCTAATTCTTGCTGTAGTGCTTGAGCATTACTAATATCTTGTTCAACCACATATGCTTGAACTGCGCTATCACCACCTTCACCACCTTGAGCAGGTTCTACTGCTTCCATATTAGGCACCATTGGTCCAATTCCCTGTGTAGGTGTAGGGGGTGCAGAACCACCACCCGCAGAACCACCACCATCACCGCCAGGTAATTTAGTGGCAATGATTTGTTTAACCTGTGCCATACCTGCCGCTATTGCACCTGCTGCGGCAATAGGTCCAAATATGGGTCCCGCACCGACAGGGGGTGGGGCTAACGCCGCCGCCGCCGCACTATAAGTATTTATTAATGCCTGACCTATAGCCAATGCTTTACCTGCTTTAGTTTCTTCGCCTATTAAGGAAGCAATCTGTCCCATAGATGTTCCCACTATATTACGCCTTGATGCTGCCAATGCTTTTTCAATAGCAAGTTTTTTATCCGCAGCATCTTTGTCTATATTCACCAACATATCTTGTAACTGTTGCTCGTCAGATATTGTCCTTTCAGCTAATATCCTTCTGTTTTCAGCTTCTATGTCTATATCTTCCATTTGCTGCTCTAATTGTGTTTTGCCAATAGAACTTAATTCTTGTATGTTTGATATTCGTTCATCTTGCAAAGCAGCTTCATTAGTTTTTTGCTCTGATGTCAATCCTGCAATTTTCGCATCAATAGCAATCATTTCTGTTTTTAATGCAAATAATTCTTCCATTCTTTCAGGTGTTTCCCCTTCTAATTCATTAAGTTGAGTTACAGCATTTATCTGTTCCTGTATAGCTTGTTTTTCTGCTTCTGTTTGCTTCTCTAAAACACCTGCTAGTTTATCATTAGCTGCAATACGTTCATCAACAGTTAATCTTATATCATCTCTTTGCTGTCTTAAAACTTCTGCCTCTCTATCATATTGTTCAATTAATCTTTGTTGCTCTAATGCTAATAGACCATAATTCTTTTTTGTTTCAGTAATAGCTTTTCCTTGCTCAATAATACTAGCAATAGTAACACCTTCAAAAACTTCCTTAAATGAATCAACAGTAGTTTTTCCTATATTCTTCACTTCATCTACGCCCTCTTTGAAATCGCTAACAATTTCCTTACCACTTTGTATGGCTTCTTTACCAACATCTTTAATAGACTCTTTAGTGTCTTGTATGTCTGTTGTTAATTTTTCTATTTTATCAGCATCTTTACCACCAAAGACTGATTTTTCCCAAGCTAACATAGTAGATTGGATTCCTAATTTTATTGCCTGAAATCCTAATTTTATTGGTGTTAACGCCAGGTCTAACACATTTTTAGCAATACGACCTAAAGCATCAAAATTTTCAGAAGATTCTTTTACAGCATTAATAGTATTAACTATTGCGTCGGTTACTAATTTAAAAGCAACACCAATAGAATTAAAAGCAGTATTAACCGTGTCAGCTACAGCTTGATTCTTTTGCATTTGTTCCCAAAGACTACCAAAGAATTTTGTTAATAATCCAACCCCTGCCGTAATCTTGGCAATACCCATAGCTTTAAAACTGCCACTCATTGATTTGGTATTCTTTTCTGTTTTCTTGGCACTCTCTGACAACCCCTCAACTTTTTCATTTAAGTCATCAATCTTTTTTAGAGCTTCTTTTACATCTGCTCTTAATATAAAAGTCTTTTCTACCGACATATTATTCTTTTTATTTCTTTAAACATTCTTTTAAAACTTGTGTGGTATTCCTGCATACCATAAGCAAAGTCTAATTCCTCGTCTTTGTAATCTACTAACTGTAAATGGTCAATAGAGGGTATAATTAATTTTGCTGTATTTTCTATGTATTTTTTTAATTCCATAATAATTGGTCAAAGTTTTGTAATTCTATTCCATTAAAATCTTGATATAATGCTAATGGTGTATTGTACCCCAATAATATATCATCTATTCTATTGACTTCTAAATCAACTGACAACTGCCATATTCTTTGGGTGTCTGTTTGGGTATCATCTAAACCAAACCTCAATTCTCCTGTGTCTGAATTTGCATCTATATATAAGCTGCAAGTATT